AAAATTTAAAATGTCTGAACCATTTAACAGAACTAGACCACACTTCCCACCAGTCAAAGCACTTACTGGTTGGTCAAAGAGACATGGTATGAATCCATATTTAGTTGCTAATTCGATTGCACAAAAAGGTACGCCAATAGTTCCATTCTTAAAAATGGGTTTCAGAGATTCCGCTCCAGAACGCAAAGTATTATTATCAGTAGCAGGAAAACAAATAGAACGACAATTTAAGAAGGGAAGGAAAAAAGTATAATGGCAAGTTTATCTTCAATAAGGTCTGGTATAGCAACTAATCTAGGTAACATATCTTCCTTAACAGTATTTGGTTTTGTACCAGATTCTATTGAACCACCAACAGCAGTAGTAGGAGTCGTAGATAATATTGAATACGATTCAACAATGGCTCGTGGTGCAGATACATATAGCATTCCAGTTTTTCTTTATGTAAGCAGAGTTGATGCTCAAGATTCTCAAGATACATTAGATGCGTTCTTAGCTTCGAGTGGGTCAAGCTCAGTCAAAGCTCAAGTAGAATCTGATATAACATTGGGTGGAGAAGCACAATCTGTTAGAGTGGTAGAAGCAGACAACTATGGAGTCTATACTATAAACAACATAGACTACTTAGGTTGTGAGTTTACGATAGAGGTAATAGCATGAGTTACATAGTTATGAGCGGAATTGATGTTGGTAAAAAACGAATTGAAGCTGGTAAAAAAGTTACTAAACAAGATTTAGGCAAATCATTTAAATGGTTACTTGAACAGGGTATAGTAATAGATGAAAAAGATTTGGAGAGAGCTAGGAATGATAAAGGTCATTTTATAGCTGATGACCCAGAGACTCCAGAAAACGAAGCATGGGTCAAGAAGGAAGAAGAAGAATAATGGGTTATGGTAGAAGTTATGGCTCTGGAAGTGGCACAAGAAGAAGGCGAAGAAGAAGGGGAACTGGTAAAAGATAATGGCATTCGTTCATGGTAAAGGAACTAAAGTTCATGTTAATGCAGTAGATTTTAGTCAATATTTTAATAATGTAGATGTAACAAAAACAGCTGATGTAGCTGAAACTACAAATTTTGGTTCTTCTGGAAACAAAGAATATATATCGGGAGAAGATGATGGTACATATTCTCTCACAGGTTTTTTTGATGCTACCGCAGATGCAACATTGCAACCATTACTTGGCGGAGCAGATTTTAATTTAGTTGTTGGTATTGATGGACTAGAGACTGGAGATAGAAGCCAGTTTGGTTCAGCTAATATTACTAACTATGGTGTATCAAGTGCAGTAGGAGATGTAGTTGCAACTTCAATAGATGCTCAGGCAGATAATGGAGTTACAGTAGGTCTCGTTTTAAATGCTGGTGCTTATACAACAACAGGAGTGCAGGGTACTGCTAATGACAACTCAGCGAGTTCAACTGGCGGTGGTGGTGCATTTTTAATTGTTACAAGTGTAAGTGGAACTTCTCCAACTGGAGATATAAAGATTCAGCACAGTGCTGATAATACAACTTACGCAGACTTGATAACATTCACTCAAGCAACAGGTGCGACAAGTGAAATAAAGAAAATAGCTGAAGGTACGACAATCAATAGATATGTGAGAGTACATGCTACGATTGGTGGGTCTTCAACTCCTACAATAAATGCTATTGTGGGGTTTGGAAGAAATAATTAAGGAGAAGGAATAAATGGCATTTGTACATGGAAAAGACTCAGTTTTTAAACTAGATAACGCATCTGGTTCTTTAACTGATATATCTGCTTTTGTGAATAATGTTGATTTCCCAGAGACAGCTGATGTAAGTGAGTCAAGCGTGCTAGGTGGGTCAAATAAGACATACCTAGTTGGACTTCGCGATGCATCGATTGGTCTCACTGGATTCTTTGATGCTACTGCTGATGCAATATTTGGAGCAGTATTAGGTCAAAGTGCTACTCTCTCTTTTGAATATAGCCCAGAAGGAACTTCTTCTGGAAAAATCAAATATACTGGCGAAGGCATACTTACAAACTATGCACTCAGTTCTCCAGTAGGAGATGTCGTAGCTTACAGTGCAGACTTACAAGTATCTGGTGCAGTCACAAGAGGAACTCACTAAGTAACAATTAAATAGATAAGAAGGGAGATACATGAAACGATTATCTGCTGATGATATTAAAAACCTACCTTCAGTTCCAGAAGAAGATATTGAACTCGAAGAATGGGGATTCTCTATCAAGATTCGTGGGATAAACAAAGCTATGCAAGTACAGCTTGGTAAATTACTTAATCAAGATGATGCTGATGCTTTTGATTATCAAAGAGAACTGCTTAAGGTATGTGTAATAGAACCAGAATTAGATGATGAACTTATTGACCAACTTTATGAGAAGGACTCAAAAGTTATTGATAGGATATTCTTAAAAATAAATGAATTAAATGGTGTTGGGGGTTCTGCGGAAGCAGAGCAATTTTGAAACTGATTTAGACTTAACATTTAGATTTAAACTAGCTAGAGAACTTGGCATGACTGTTGGCGAGCTTATGACTACAATGAGCTCAATGGAATACAATCAATGGATTGCATTTTATAAATGGGAAACAGGAGAGATTAATAAAGCAAGAGCTTTAGCAGAAGCTGAAGCCAAAAAGAATAGACAAAGATAATGGCAATAGCAGACATAGCAATTCAGATAGTAACTAAGGGTGCAGACTTAGCTAAGAATCAATTAAATAAACTTGGTGGCTCTGCTGACAAGTCTGGCAAGTTAATGGGCAAACTTGCAACTGCTGGTAAAGTAGCTGGCATTGCAATAGGTGTAGCTTTAGTTAAAGGAATGACTAAGGCAACTCAAGAATTTATAGCATTCAACGACAAGATGACTCAGTCTCTTGCAATTATGGATACAACCATTGAGCAACAAAAAGCAATGGAAGAGCAAGCACTTGCTGTATCAAGAACCACAAGAATCGGTGCAGAACAATCCGCAGAAGCATTCTTCTTCTTAGCATCTGCTGGTTTGAATGCAGAGCAGTCTATATCAGCTCTACCACAAGTAGCTAAGTTTGCTCAAGCTGGTATGTTTGATATGGCTACTGCTACTGACTTAGCAACTGATGCTCAGTCTGCATTAGGTATGACTGTTGATGATGCTCAACAAAACTTAGACAACTTAACAAGAGTTACTGATGTACTTGTAAAAGCAAACACATTAGCTAACGCATCTGTACAACAATTCTCTGAAGCACTTACAAACAAAGCTGGTTCTGCTTTGAAAGTTGCTAATAAAGGTATTGAAGAAGGTGTTGCAGTTTTATCAGCTTTTGCAGATAGAGGTGTTAAAGGAGCTGAAGCTGGAGAAAAACTTAACCAGCTCTTAAGAGATATACCAAGAGCAACAGCTAAGAATGCAGAAGAGTTCGCTAAGTTGAATCTTCAGATGTTTGATGCAGATGGAAACTTAAAGAATGTTGCAGACTTAATAGAAGAATTAGATGGAGTTCTTGCTCCAATGTCAGATGAGTTAAAAGCATCTACATTAGACCAGTTAGGACTTAATCGTGGTGTTGCAGATGCAGTCAAGATATTATCTGGAGCTGGAGATGAGATACGAGCTTACGAACAAGCACTACATGATTCTGGTGGAACTACTGCTGATGTTGCAGATAAACAGATGGGCTCTCTAAAAGCTCAGATTGAATTAATGACTAATGCTTTTTCAGAGCTTGGTATCTTAATTGGTTCTACCATTGCTCCAGCATTGTCTTCTATTGTTGGATTTGTAACAAAGATTATTCAAAGTACTTCTGACTTTATAAAAGAACAAAAAGAACAAACTGATGCAGTTGAAGAATCTACTAAAGCAATAGTTATTTCTGGTGTAGCTATAAAAGAAAATACCCATACTTACAATGCATATTCGCAGGCAATGTTTGAAGCCAGAACACAAACTGTAGATAGTAGAACAGCAACAGAAAAAGCAATAGATGCCCAAAGAGGATTAGAACGAGCTAATAGAAATGCTATTCCAAGTTATATGGCAGTAACTGACCAAGCTATTGCTTATGCTCAAGCTCAAAGAGAAAAAGCAGAAGAGACAAAGGAATCTACTGAAGCAGATACAGAACTAGCTGAAAACATGAAGAAAAATTTGCTTCCTACACTTGATGCAGTTTTGTCAGCTCAAAATAAATTAAAAGATATTCAAGAGAGAGTTAAAGATGCAGAAGAAGATAGAGATGATGCATCTAAAGAAGTTACAAAATCACAAAAGTTATTAGAAAAAGCATCTCAAAAAGTAATTCATGCTGAACAAGCACTCGCATCAGCAAAAGATGAAGCTATTAAAGTTACTCTTCAAGAAGAACTTGCTATCTTAAATGCTAAACAAGCTGTTGATAAACTTAGTGATGCACAAGATGGCTCAAGAGAGATGGAACTTAAACTTGCTCTTGCAAAACAAAAACACACTGAACTTATTGAAGCATCTACTGGAGCTACATCAGAACAGGAAACTGCACAAAGAGAATTAACAA